CTACCACTCCGTTGGGAGATCTGGGGAGTAATGGGACTCAAACTCCGTTTGCCTTATTCTATGATACTTCTCATCAACTTCATTGAGCTTAATAAGTTGCTCCCAAGAAGGAAACCCTTTTCGCAATTCATCCATAGTCACACCTTGATTCCGGAACCTTCTCATAGATTTAGTAGCATAAATAGCGGCTAGTTCCGTATCAGAAGACCAGTCATATTGCCTTTGAGAAAGTATATAGGTATAAGATTCTTTCAACAATTCATAGGCTATCTTATTGGAAGCATAAGTACCATACGCATGACCAATCATCGCCAAAGCCACTTCTTTTTCTGTTCTAGTCAGTGACTCTCTACCATAAGCTGCACGAATCATGAATTCATTTGTTTCTCTAAAAGGCAAATAACGCGGTTGATTGGGATATTTGGCTGCATGAGGATTTAATATAAAAAATTGCTTCAAAAAACAGACTCCTCGTTTAACAATTCTCCCTCTATCTGTACTAGAAAGAAAAGACATCCCATCGAATATATCCTTTAAATCAACATCGAAAGCCTGTTTTAGAAAAGTTTGAAAATTAAATCCTGACAGGTAATGACTTACTCTAGTATCGCCTTTATTATAGACATGATCATCACCGTAAAGTACGATACATATCGCCGATATCAGACAATCTAATTCTTCTTTATCTTCTATAGGACACTCAGCGAGCTGAACAGTACAGAACAGAAAAAAATATAAGCCCATAATCCATGAATCCATATGGGAAGTATTAAAACATCCTGAAGGCACTCCCCCATAATGAAGGACCCATACATCTGAGTAAAGCCTAGTCAACCGCTCTACCATTCGAGGAACTATATATTGGAGAAGTTTCACTTTAAGGTCATAATCAAGAGAATCAGGGTCCTCGTGTACTAACATCATATTCATATAGTATTCAACAAAAAAGGCGTGAACTGTCTGGTCCATGTTCTTAAGATCTCCTTCAACTAATATCCGTTTAAAATCATTCGAGCAGTCTATCCCCAAATTCTTAGCCAAGACATCAGCCCCACCTCGACTCCATTTACTACCAATCATTATCATTTTACCTCTCTCCTTCATCATTCGCAACTTTGACACGAGTTTTTCAGCCAAAACAAATGTACTAGTAGGTATGTTGAAAAGCCTCATCTTTCTGATCCATTTTTCCCATTCTGGGCTTAATTGCTTAGTCCAAGAGAAATAGTTTTCAACTTTGCCAACCATAGAAAAAAAAGTGTCAAATCCCTTATCATGCTCCAAATAATCCATTATTCTCTGATAGTCTATATGGATCATATCTATCTTCTTACCAGTTGACGTAATAATAACTGGTTCGCCGAGTGGAGTTTTTTTCTTCTCTGCAAAATCTTCATTTACCCCTGTAGATGACCCAAGATAAGCACTTTCCATGACTTCTTCAAAAGAGATAACTGACCTTTCTTTTCCAAAGTCACCAGGACCATAACCCATACAATTGTACATTCTTCTCGTAGCCTCCTCAACGTGCTTAACAGCTTCTCTACCTGCGGCATTCAATTCTTTGGTATGACGAGAGTAACCCATAACAGCATCTATATACTTTTGCCCTGTAACATTATCCAATGCTGCTATTCTAAAAGGCCTACCGTTAATCTTACCGTAGGTAGACCAATAGGCAGATCGCTTCCTCACTTCATTATGATAAGTCCCAACATCTTCGAGGTCTGAATATAAATACTCCCAATCGATAGGGTCTCTAAAGTATTGTGGAAGGACTTTAAAGTCTGCTACTTTATAGGCATCTCGAACTATAGGGGGAGGATCGTAAGGAGGAGTATCGACTGGTATAGCTTTCTTCTTAACAGGAGCTGGGACTCTTTTCATATTGGGAGAATAATTCAATGAATTACATATCATATCTTTGAATTGGTCGTTAAGAGAAGGAACTATAGTACCATCAACCACTTTGAATCTTGACAGAACTATTTGAGTCAGTTTTTTCACTTGCTCCGATTTCTTTCCATGCAAAACAGTACTGCCTAGTGAAGCTAAGGGTGTACCAGGAACTCCTTGAACTTCAATTGGACACTCACAATCATAAGAATGACCGCAAGATCCTACATTAACATACTTGTAAGTTATCATTTTCGACCCTTTTCTGTGCAATATAAATCGTATATCGTGTCCAACAGGGTAATCGCTTTTAATATGTCTCCAAAGATAACCGTACAGTTCGCTCTCTTTAACGGGGTAATGGGCGCCTTGTATTGGTAGAAGTTACCGTACCAATTGGCTCGCG